AGACCACGAGATGTATCTGTCTTTACTTCTACTGCTCCACCGCTATTTATAAGTGATGGGTTACCAGAAGTTGGGGTTACATCTGCGCTAAATACTGTTCCAGTTAATGTTAATCCAGCTCCTGCTGTATATGTACCAGCACCTGAGAACTGAGTAAATGATATTGGATCTGTTCCAATTGTAGCTGGTGTTAATGTTTGTACCCAGCCTGTATTGCCATATGAAGATCCAGAAGATACAAATATAAAGTCACCAGACTTTACCTCTGTTGGAGTATCAAAATCTAGTGCACGTAATGGTCCACCAGATGATTGAATTACATAAATACCATTTTCTGACTGAGTTGTTTGACCATTAACAAGTACTCTCATACCTGCTGTTAATGTAACTCCGTCTACTACATCTCCTGCTTCAAGAGCTGTGGCAATTGTTATGTTTGTACCAACATATACTTTTGCTGCCTCATGAACATGAAGTCCTTCAGCTACTGAGTCAACATATGCCTTTGTTGCTGCATCTGCTGAGCTTGTAGGAGTTCCAAGATTTGTAATCTTGTATGTACCTGCATCTAGGTTTGCACCTAATGCTGTAGAAGCACCTAATGTTTTGTTTGTAAGAGTTTGTGTGCCAGAATTTGTTGTTACTGTTGAATCGATATCAAGAGTAAGGGTTCCAGCTCCATCATTATATGTGGAGTCTAAACCTGTTCCAGCAACAATTGCTGTACTGATTTCATCTTGTACACGCTCTGCTGTATAGTAAAGATTTGTACCTTCAGCAAGATTTGAGGTTGTACTAGCTGCAAATTGATCTGTTGCAGCAAAATTTAATTTACCGTTTGTGTCATCATATGATACAGAGATAAGAGTTTCTGTGTTAGTAGATACCATTCCGCCAACAATATCTTCTACTCTTTCTGCATTTAGAGTTACTGCTCCAGCAGTTACGGTGAAGTCTGTGTCATTGAAAGATGCAACACCGAGATTAGCATGGGTAGCAACCTCTGCATCAATTGTTAATGTGCCCGCTCCATCATTATAAGTTAAATCAATACCTTCTCCAGCTTGGAGGGTATTATTAATTTCATCTTGAATTACTTCGGCTGAGCCAGAAGCTGGGATCCATGAAGTTCCATTATAGAAATACAGGATATTTGTTGATGTATCATAGTAGATTTGACCAGATACTGGTGTGGATGGTGCTGAACTTAAATTTTGAATACGAGCATTTTGTAACTCATTTTTATTGAGATTGATACTCGTTACAAATAATCTTGCCATTTACTTTACTCCCTTAAGACAGGTACGCTGTCCCTGAGAATGGTTGAGCCATTGTCAGTGTTAATTGATTAATACTATTATAGTCTATGCCTGTTTCTAATACATCTCCAGCACTTGTTTTTACTGTTACATTTGGTCTAAATCCTAGGTTATGTGTTATAGCCAAAGAATAGACTCCAGATACTGGTCCAGTTACTTGTCCTATTTCCCAAGAATACTCAAAGGCATAATCTGAGCCTTCCTGAACTAACTGTATTACTGTTGCTCCAGACCATGTGAGATCTGACAATTTAGGTCCATAAAAATCAGTAGTTGCTGTATTATAATAAAAGTCTCCAGCTACCCCTAAATTATTTGCAGGAGCTCCTGATCCATTTAATATAGTTCTTCCAGCAGGACCTTGAGGTCCAGGAGATGAGATTACTACATCATTTACTACTTGGGTTACGGTTACTGTTTCTGTCATATCGTCACCGATCTGCTAAGAGTTAAAAATCCCTCTACAAGTTTTGTTTTAACTGCATTAGAATCGGTAAGCATTAAGTCATAAGATGACTTTGGATAAAATAATTTATTGGTTTGAGTTGGGGTCATCCTAACTGTCAACTTACCGTTAGGAGCATCTATTGTAATTCCACCAGAAGGTGAGGTTAAAGTAAAAGCTAATTTGGTTCCGCCTTTTGTATCACGGACCTGCAGTTTAGCAGAAGCGCCAGTTAAATTAATTGGTGCTCCTGTATTATCTTTATATTCAACAATAAAGGTAAAAGTGGCATTCTGATCCACTTCGAAATTTTTTTGTCCTGCCATTTGCTAGTACTCCTAAATAGGAAAACTCCTATGCCTATTTTAGCACAGGAGTCATCCTAATCTATTAAATAGATATTACTTTTTTGTGAATCCAAAAGCTGTCTCGTTTGGATTGAGAGCTTTTAGGATAACTGGTAGACATGCGGCAATACCACCCTTAATTAAATCTCCTGGGTCAGTATTTCCAGTCATGTAAAGAGCAATGGCTGCACCTAAAAAGTGACGACCATAGCTTGCCAACGCTGCTAGAACTTTCTCTTGCATTGTTACCTTTCCATCATTGTTAAGATCTTGTTTTGACATAAGACCTCCTAATTCTGGGCAACTTGCCCAGGAATTTTGGGTTTTACCCCAATACTATATATTATACTACTAAGCAGAAATATCCACAATCTCACAATTACCATCTGAGGTGCATGCCAAAGTCTGTGTTCCGCTTGTTCCATCTTCTGTTTCGTAAAAAGATAAATCTTCCCAGCGAATAGATGATGGCATTTTTGCAAGTAACTCTAAATATTCTGTTTCAGTTACTTCTTGGTATGGGGCTTGCTTATATGAATGATCTGAATGTGGTAGGAATGAAATTCCAGATACTTCATCAAAATGCTCCCATACCCATGCTCCTACAGCCATCCATTCTTCCTCTCGAACAGAAACTGTAATTGAAGGTTTATGCTCACACCAAGCACGTTGATATACAAGCCAAGTGTTTAAATGATCTAATGCAGTTAAATCGTTTCTAACAATTGCACCTTCTGGTGCTTTTACTGGAAACGAAAACACATAAGTATCGTTTGGTTTCATAAAATCATCTTCTACTGGAATTCCCACTTCTTTTAAAAATGTAGATAGCGGATCTTTTTTGTCTCCACGAACTGTACGAATATAATATTCTGAATGCCATGGGTGCATTCCAGAAGATACCCCCACTAGCTGAGAAACTGTTCCAGAAGGCTTTACGCAGGTTATTGCGGCAGACTCCGATATACCAATTCTTTCTGCTTCTTCTTTATTTATTTTTCGAGCATGCTCTCTTAAATTATTTAATACGCCTTCAAGTTCAGACAGATCTTCTTTGCCAGAAAAAAACTTATTTCCAAATTGGCCAGTTAAAGATACTCCCAGTAGCCTTTCCTCTTCGGTATTGTCTTTCCAAATTTTTCTTAGATATTTAAAGTCTGTTAAAGTCGATTGCCAGGTGCCAAGAATTGTAGCAAGCCGTACTTTATTTTCAACATCTTTAACTGTATCCTTTTCACGTAGTACGACTTCTGAAAGATTACAAAACTGATAAGGACGGAGAATAATTTCTGAACAAGGGTTGGTTCCATAATGTATTTCAGGATCCCTTTTTCCATATTTTGCTGCTTGTGCCTGGGCTGCTGCAACATTGTAAATTCCACGCTCTCCAGATTTTGAGTCATATAGATTTTTCCATTCTGCTATAAATTGAGCCATCTCTGGTTTTCTAGAATATGCCACTGAGTTATTAGACAATGCCCTTTGTGAATTTCCTTCCCACCAATTACCAGATTTAGCTGCTGCCATTTCAATATCATTAATGTTTGAAAGAGAAATCATTGCTGATCTACGCACTCCACCAACTACAACAATTTCTCCAATTTTGCACATAATGTCATGAGCCTCAATTGGTTTTAACGCTCTACCTGCCGCTGATTTAAATTTAGCAATTGTAAAATCAAAAAGATTAATTAGTGGTTGTGGGCCAGAAGATCTTCCTCCCATAGTTTTTAAACGTGCTCCTGCTGGACGTAATCTGCTAACATCAATTGAAGGTATTTGACCAGTCCAAAGCAAAGCTAATAACTCACGAAATGCTTTTGCCCATCCTTGTTTTGAATCTTCAACAACGATTGTTGTAGTAGATTTTTCAAAAGTTTCTGGAACTGGAGGTAATTTATTAATATATTTATATTCTACAGAAAATCCTACGCCTGTTCCACACATTAAGATATACATAGTTTCATCAAATGAGCGTGGAGAATCTACTGGAACAAATGAACAATTATATCCAGCAACATGGTCTCTGTCTAATGCTGCACCAGCAGTCATAACTGCTCTCATTGATGGCATTACGCTTCTAGTATAAACTGCATCTTTTAATTCTTGGATTGTTTTTAAATCTGGTTTATAATTATTGTTTGTAGATAAGTGTTTTAACATAAAGTCAAAATATCTATCTACAGTTTCACCCCATGTTTCACGACGATTCTCTTCTGGAATCCATCTTGCATATCGTGATAACGCAATAAAGTTTTCGTATGGGTTTTCAATAATTACTGACATATAGACCTTTTTCTCCGCCTAGCGGTTTGATTAAATTTTGAATGAGTCTCTAGTGTATCAAACTTTTTTTATAGAGGGAAGACCTTATGAGAATTTTTTAAAAATATGGCTAAATGCATTATTGGTCAACCGCAACCAATTATATTCTTCATGTATTTTAGTTGACTGAGCATAATAATAAGATGAATATGCTTTAAAATTTAAATCTATATCTCTCATAACCTCAAGTAGATGTTGATAGCTTGGTTCAAATACTTTGCCCTCATGCATATATTCCCAGGGAGAGTCTATTAATTCTGATTTTAATTTTAGTGGACCAATATAATCTTTATATTGTGCCCAGTCGTATGTACAAATTGTTGGCATGCCAGTTCCTAATGCTTGAAGGGGTATTAATCCAAAACCTTCTCCATAACTAGGATAAACCAAAACGTCATGGTCATGGTATAGCTTTACTAATTCTTTATCATTTAAAACTTTATTGTTTATATGTATATTATTATATAGCTCATTTGGTAAACCTATTATATTTCTATCTATATAGTTATTGTATATTCTTGTGCTGTTTTGGTTAAAACATTTTATAGTTAGTGAATACCCTGGTTTATTCCCAAATAAATAGGAAAATGCATCTACCACCATTTGTCCACCTTTTCTAGGTGCTGGTTCTCCAATATGTAAAAACTTTAAAGTTTCTTTTTGTTGGCGTTTTCTAGGCGTCCACATAGGATCTAATCCATGTGGAAAAACTTTAACATCTTTAAATCCATTATCTTCAAATACATTTGCACACCAATCAGATGTTGTCCATATCTCATCACAATGGTTCATATTGTCCCTCCATCTTTCTGGAACAACAGTTGATTCCCATGGAGTATAACTAATCTGGTATTGTCCACGATGTAATTTAAATAAATCAGGCTGAGAAAAATTTAATTGTACTGCAGATTTAGGATCTTGAAATGGGACAAAATGGCCTAATGTATTTAATGAATTAACTATATTCCTACCCGCATACCCGTATCCAGTTTCACCTTTTATGTTTACAACTGGTGTAGAAAACGAAATATTCATTAAATCTTTCTGGTCAACTAGGTTGACACGCTTTGCTAATTAATGCTACTATTATAGTTCGTTATCTCTAAAGGAGGAAATGCCAATGGAGAGAATCAAACTACGTTTGAGCGATGTTGCTCATAACTGGGCTTATATAGGAATGATAACATTATTCTTATTTTCCGTCCAGCCTGGGCCAGACATTTCTCGAGCTATGACAACTGTACCTGTTTTTAAGCAGGTAGAGAAAACTGAAAGACAACTAAAAAGAGAAATAATAGATAGGTTCAGCAATGAAACCTACAAGCACTCAGAAATGCTTACACCTGAAGATTTAAAAGATTTACTATGGGCTGTAGGCTTTGAGGGAAATGCTTTAAAAACAGCTTGGTCTGTTGCTCGTGTAGAATCCAATGGGAGACCAATGGCTTTAAACGATAACACCAGAACTGGCGACAAATCTTACGGAATTTTTCAAATTAATATGCTAGGAGATCTTGGCATAGTAAGAAAAGAAAAATTCGATTTAGTTTCAAATAAGGAATTATTTGATCCAGTAACGAACGCAGAGATAACGTACTATATGACCAAAGGCGGAAAAGATTGGTCATCATGGCCCAACTCAATAGGGAAGGCCAAGGAGCTCATCCCAGAGTTTCCTAAATCATAGGGAGCGATATTGAGAAAGATACAGACCGTATCTAAATATATAGCTTTATCAGAAGAAGGCCTTGTTCCAAGACTTGAATGTCCAATGGATCAGGGCCTTCTGATGGTTAACCTAACTTTAGATGATAAAGAATATTTATACTGCCTATCCTGCAGTTATCAAAATTTCATAGGAATTAAGTTCTATGATGATATTATAGAGAAAATAAGAAAGGCTGAAAATGTCTGAAGAGCAAAAATCTCAAAATTTAGAAGATAACCTTCCTATGGTTACTTATATTATGCTTCATAGAATATATGACATGCTTACCCTAATTGCAAAAAAATCAGTAGGGGCAGACGAAGTATTTAAAATGGTTGAATACCATAATGACGGGTTCCTTCTAGGGCCTGTTCCTTCCTTTACTCCACAGCCTGAAGAAAATGATGAATTTTCCCAGGATGTCCTTGACTTAGAAAAATAGTTATTTTATAATAAATCAGTACGGGTCGTAGCATCCCACATGTTCCCCGTACATTACGTCGCAAGATGTAAACACTGCCCAATCGGATCATCCTCTTATTGGGTTTTGTGTTTATTAAGGGTATAATGTATATATGGCAGTAAAACACAATATTCTCTCAATAGGATCTTCTCCTGTTCATGTAACAAACTGGAATGTACTTAGATCTGAGTCTTCTATTATATTTAAAAATATTTCATTTGGAAATATTTATCTTGGTGCCTCACATGTTAGCACTAGCAATTATGGATTTAGA